TTCCAAACTGTTCCTATTGAATTTCTATTTTCTGCAAGAACAGTATCATAGTTACCCTCAACATTAATAATTAACTCTGGGGCAATTTCTGTTTCAAACCACTCATCTCCAGATGGAGTAAGTTTAATTATACCAACCCAGCTAGCAGCAAGATATGGGAAAAGATTTTCTATTCTAGTTGCATAAGGTTGATTTGCAAGTTCTACATCAGTATAGTTAAGTGTTATCAAATCTCCAGTTTTTCTATAACCAGCAGCAGATCTCTCTGCATCTGTGGAGACAGACTCAACCAACTTTGCATTTCTTAAAACACATTTAGGACGCATTTCATTTTTCTGTTGATCCATTGCGATATTATAATCTTTATTTAACGCATCTCCAACTCTGTGACCTTTAAAATTGTCTACAACAAAACCTGACTTAAAACGATTAAGTCCATTTGCATCTTGTATTTCAAAAGACTCTGCATCTCTTTCCAATAAGGAAAGTGCAGTTAAAGACTCAACTGTTTCAAGTCTATCTTTAAGTCTACCAATATCTCTCATGGTAAATCTTTGAGTTTTAAATCTTTGTATACCTACATCTTTTGGTTGGAAAGTGAATGGTGGCAAATTAAATGATCCAAGTTTTAATGCACCATCTTCCAAATCTTTTGGTATTGTTGGATCTTCAGCAGATATGCCCTCTACAAGTCTAAATGAAGCATCACTTTGTAAAAATAGACTTACTATTTTTCCAAGGTAAAACTCAAAATCTGCTTGTAGATTGCTGGCATTTTTTGGTGTATCAACTGTTGATGCACCAGTTCCATCAAACTGTCTGTGGAAGAAGTCAAAAGAACTTCCAGTGATTTGATCTATGGTTGCAAGATTTGTAGATGCTCCAGCAATATCTTCAACTGCTGGTCTGAAATCAAAACAATCTCTTAACTCAAACACACCAGTTGGTTCTGGTTCATCTGGATCAACTCTACTAGCAGTATAAACTGGAATGTCATCATACTCCATTTGTCCAGCACTTGCAGTATATGAGTCCACGGTAAATGCATCTCCAGAACCATGTGTAAAGAAATCGTAGACTACGAGAAGCCTACCTCTTGGTTCTGCAACACCAGGCTTCCTTACGATCCTTGCGATATCATAGAAGTTATCTCTCATACCAGTATCTAACACAAAGTTACTGGTGATGACTTTACTACCAGCAGTGATTGTCCCAACTGTTGCCGTTGCACCACTAGCTGCACCTGTGATAGTTTCACTTGCGGTGAAGTCTGTTGAACCATCTGCTCCTGTGAGAACATAGGTTATGGGAGAGGTTGTAGATATAATTCTTGCAACAGCACCAGAACTTCCACCAGTGATCTTTTCTCCTCTTTGGAAAGTTCCTAAAAGATTAGAGATGGTAAACTGTGGTGTGGTTGCATCTGAAGATGTATCCTCTGAATCAAACACAGCCTGAAGTCTAAACACATCTGCACGACCTAATGATATTTCTCTATCAGTTGCTCTTGTCCCAAACGCACCATCAGCATCAGTCGCAAGAACTTTAAGTTGTTTAGATAGTTGAGTTGTTTTTGTTTTTGATTGAACAGCTGTTCTCAATATGGTTGCAGTTACTTTTACCTTGGCTGCATTTCCAAGAATACTATTATCTGTTATAGTTAAACTTGCAGTTCCAGTTCCAGATAGTTTACCATCTAAATCTACGATATCTCCTTGAACTCCAGTTCCACCACCAGCAGTTAATATTGAAAGTGTGTAATCTGCGTCAGCAAAAGCATTAAATGTTTCGTTACTTCCAGCAGTAAATGTGACAACACCAGATGAGTTAGTTGTTCCAATAAACTGTCTACGAACTGTAAACTGTGTGTCACTCACACCATTATTATCTTCTGTTAAAAGAGTTTTAATCGTGCTCTTTGGAAACTTAAATAGTGCAACATTTTTTTCTGGACTTTTTAATCTTGCAACTCTTATGTCCTCTAATCCAAGAACATCAAAAGCACCTGATACTGTTCCAGCATTGATAGTCCCCTCTTCAAAAATTATATTGTCACCAGCATCAGCACTTGTTGCAGTAGTTCCATCAAGAATAAGTTGTCCAGTTTCACCAGTCAGTTCTGGAACTATATCAGCAGTGAAGTCTTGTCCACCATCATCATCATCCATAAAGACTTGTCTTACGTCAGCAAATCTCTCAGTTCTGATACTAGTTGAAGATGAACCAATAGTAATATCAGTTGAACCATCACCACCAGCAACCTCAATTAAACCACCAGTTAGAGCAGAGTCGGATGCAATCAGTTTTTCACCTGTTGTAAAAGAACCAACCACATTTGTCAGTGTTATAGTTGTTCCAGATGTAAGAGAACCAAACACAAGTCCAGTTGCACCAGAAGTAGCACCTTTGATTTGAACACCACCATTAGTATGAGTTGCAGTTAAAGTCGGAGCTGGTGTACCACTAATTGTTAAAGTTGTAAACATTCTTACATCAAAAAGGAACAGTTTATATTGTGCGTCTTGTTGTCCAGCAGTTCCAGAATCAAACTCAAAAGCTCGGGCTCTTGCGACACCGATTTGATTACCAGCAGCAGCACCTCTTGTTTCAGTATTAGAGTCAAATAGTCCCACTGTTTTATATGCAGTTGACTCACCAGATATTTGGGATATGTCTGGAGTTCCAAATACATTATCAACCTTTGTAAAGTTTCCTAATTCAAAGGTTGCGATACTGGCATTAACAGTATCAAACTCTCTTGCCTTAGTTAAGTCAAGATCAGTTGTTACAAGTTTTTCAATTTCAAAACCTCTTACAAATGCTTTACCAGCCGACACACGAAGAGTAAGTAAAGATTCGTCAGGTGTTTCATCACCATCTGTTTTTGTTTTACCTTGGAAAATACCTTTGTTTGTTTTTCCTTTAAAGTCATTATCTACGCACTCTTTTATATCAAACTGAAAAGGTCTAACTGTATAGTTACCAGACTCATCAAATGTTCTTCTTGCTATTTCATCTCCTAGAACAGAAAATTCTGTGCCTCTTGCTGGAGTGGTCTGAGCACCTCGTCTAATTCTCATAATCTCTACAAAGTCTGTATCCTCAGTTGAGTTTTCATCTTTTGATACGAGGGTTAAAGTTGTTTTTAATCTATGAGCACCTTTTGCTGCAAAGTTTGTTGTCCCAGCTGCATTGTCTGTTAGACTCGCATCTCCCTCTGGAGTGACTATTTCTTCTACAATTTGAAATCCAACTCTAGCACTCACTAAATTAGAGTTATCACTCAGCACTACAGTTTGTTTGGTATTTCTAATAAACTGCCCACGAATAAAATATATACCAGCTTCAACAATAACAGCACAACCAGTTTGTGATGCATTTGAAGAATGTGTAGTTGCACAAGCAACACCAGATGCGTAAGAAGTTGTATGTGTGATAGTTGTATCAGCAGTAATGTTCTCTGAATTAGAAAACTCTACTGTTGAGTTATCTGTACCAGCTGCTATGTATTGATAGTAAAGTATTGGTTGTGTTGTGCTAGTTCCTTCCTTAAATCCAATAACTTGTGCCTTGACACCAGAGGTAGAACCTGTTATAGTTACTGGAGAAGTCTCATTAAAAAACTGGTTAAGAATGATATCCTCTCCACCAAACGTAGAGGCAAGTTGTAGGGAAAAATAATTTTTTGCTAAAGAAGCCTGGCCAGGGATAACCTGACTACCCTCTTTAAAAATAAACTTTCCTTGACTTGAGATTTGATCTTGAAGTATAGACTGAAGTGTCGTTAGTTCTCTTGCCTGAACTGCAAAGCCTGGACGAAATAGAACTTTTTGAAAATTGTCATTCTCATTAAAATCATCATAGTATGGTGATACGTTTAGATCTGTAATTTGTGCCATGTTTAAAACTCAATTATAACTTTGATATCTTCAGTTTGGTCTGAAGCTCTTTGTATAGGTTTTCTATTCTCTAGGTAAATAATATTTCCACTTGGAAAAGCCAACTCTGGGTTTGCATAACCAGAGGTAAGTGTTACAGTATTTGCATTTGCAAGTGTAACTGTTTCAGTCGTTCCAGCAGTCGTGCCTGTTGCACCAGAAGATGCACCAGTTATTTGGTTTGTCCCACTAAATGCAACATATCCACCAGTTGTTGCATTTGTTCCAAATCCTTTGAACTCCTCTTGTTGATAGTAAAGTAAACTTAGTGAGCTATCAAACTCCACAACCTTTCCTACC